TTACTTCTAGGGCCGTAACATTTCCTATTCCATTCCCTGCGGAAGTGGCGCAGGTGATTGTTTCTGATGCCGGATTCAGTACCGGTAACATGTGGGGGGCTACGAGTAAAACCGTAACGGGATTCACGGCCAAGGTTAACGTGGCCGGTGAAGGCGGCCAATATTTTGCGTTCGGGAAATGATTAATATGGGCAATTATATTTATAGTGCAGTAAATAACGCCTTTTACCCTTTCTCTCTGAAAAGTGATTATGAGCGATCCGGGACCTGGCCGGAAGATGGCGTGGAAGTAAGTGACGTGGTAGCCAGTGAGTTCATGGCATCTCCTCCTGCTGGAATTTGCCGGGTTCCCGGGAATGACGGGCTTCCCGCGTGGGGAGATGTACCTCCACCCACGCATGAAGAGGTTGTTGCGCAGGCCCAGGCTGAAAAGCAGTACCGCATTGATTCAGCGAACGACCACATGAACGGCAAGCAGTGGCCCGGTAAAGCCGTGCTTGGGCGGTTAAAGGGGGAAGAGTTGGCGCAATACAATGCGTGGCTCGATTATCTGGATGCCCTTGAAGCGACAGACGTTTCCAGCGCTCCTGAGATTACCTGGCCCGAACAGCCGGTTGTGTAAACCTCCTTGATCTGCCCTCCTTTTGAAACTACTGTATATAAAAACAGTAAAAGGGAGTGCAGATCATGCCCCGCAAATCAGACATTCACAGCGCATTTGTCGCTGCAATACAGCTAAACCCCAAGGGCTACCGGTGCTTACGCACAGAGGACTTTATCCGCGAGCTGGCAAAGGTCCACTGGCATTTCAGCCGGGCCGACGCCAACGAGTGGATAGAGCGCTACCAGCCAGATTTCACGGATAAGACAACTGACGGAACCGACAATCACTACTGGATCCTGCGCAACATGGGGAGGGTTCAATGATGGGCTTTCCTTCACCTGCGGCTGATTACGTATCGCAGATGATGACACCGGAACTGATCTGTGGCGTCGGCATCGATACCCGTATTTTGGAAACTTCATCCGGTTTCGCATTAATCGAACCGGTTACCCGGTTAGTGCAAGGTCAGGTTCTGCTGATTTTGTCCGGCGGCCGCACTCAGTTTGCAAGGGTAATGGGTCGCGCGTTAATCACGGATGATGGTGAAGCGATCGAAGGAGCGGCGGCGGAAGAGGTTGAGGTGCTGGGGAGGGTGACGTTCTTCATCAACAGCGTTATCGAAGACGACAGGGTAGTGTGA